GTGAAGAGATTGCAAAAGACTATGTAACCAAAAACGAATTAAAAGATGACATGGGAATCCTCATGGATAGAATAGATAAAATCGGAGAAAAGCTTGACAAACTCTTTGAAGTCAAGTAAAATAGGTAGTATATAACTATGAAAAAAAATAAACAACAAAAGAAAAGAAATAAAAAATATCAAGGAAAGTACGTTACTGCTAATAGGTTAGATATGTCTAAAGGTGGAAGAGTAGGGTTTGCTCCGGGTGGAAAGAGTGATTTGTATAATTATGAAAGTGAAGCTATTATAAATATTCCGGATGATGGTCCTCCAGATGATAAAACACCACCAGATGACCCACCACCAGATGATACACCACCACCAGATGATACACCACCGCCAGATGATACACCACCAATAGTTGATGAATTAACTGAGCAAGAAAAAAAAGAACTGTTTGAATCTGAAAGAGGTTCTAGAGTTGTTGAAACAGGTAGAACTGCAGAAGAAATAGCTGCTGGAAAAATTCCAGATGTTCCTACTGCAGAAGTTGAAGACATTTCTTTAACAGGAACATTGGCTAAAACTGTTGAGTTTGAACCTACTAAAGAAATAGAAGCAGCTACAATTAAAAAACAACCTTTAGAAGATGTAGAAACAGGAAAAGCTGTTAAAGGTGTTGTAGATAAACAAATAGAAGCAGCTACTTTTAGTGCTATTGTAAAAACTCAACCAGCAGACGTACAAGCAGCTATACAAAAGTTTACTCCAGAATTAAAAAATAGAATAACAGCAAAAGTTCAAGAAATTGCAGAACGTGACCCAACACAAGCTGCTGAAATAGCTAGACAAGAAATAGAAAAAGCTTTAACACCAGAAGTTAAAGGTAGTCTTAGACCTATTTCTACAGTTCCTTACATTGCTCCTAAAGAAGCAGTTGAAGTTGCTCCTGTAGATGAAGCTGAAGTTACTACAAGAATTGCACAAACTATATCTGAAAAAGAAAAAACAGATGTATTAGCTAATGTTACAGGTGAGGGAGTAGACTTAAATAATATACCTCAATATGAATTAGCTAAACAAAGAACTGCACAAGTTGCAGAAGCTAATACAAAAATAGCACAAGAATTAGGAACAGCTCCAAGTGAAGACGCAGCTACTAGAGCTGGTATAACTTCTGATGGAGTTGCTAAAGGTGATGCTGCTCAGATAGGTGGTATACCAACTTTTCAAGCTGCATCAAGACAGGCAGTAACTGGAACAGCTCGTACAACTGCAGCAGCAGATATGTTAGCTGTCGTTGGTGAACTACCTCCAGAAGTAACAGCAGCAGTTATAGAAAATCCTGCAGAAGTAGAAGCTAAAATAGATACTGAACCTGTTAATGTTATAGCAGCAGTAGCAGCACTTCCAAAAGAAGCTTTAGTATCTACACAGATGGAAAACTTACTTGCAGGTATTGAAGATAATAAAACACCTGTATGGGCTAGACCTGCTGTAGATGCAGTTAATCAAATGATGGCTCAAAGAGGTTTAAATGCTTCAACAGTTGGAAGAGATGCTTTATTTAATGCTATTATTCAAAGTGCTTTACCAATTGCACAAAGCAATGCTACAGCTTTACAAGCTAGAGCAACTCAAAACTTAAGTAACGAACAACAAGCAAACTTACAACAAGCTAGTCAAGTCATGCAACAAAGAATGACTAATCTTGCTAACCAACAAACAGCAGCTTCACAAACTGCACAAATGGCACAACAAGTTGTATTAAAGCAGGGTGAGTTTGAACAACAAGCAGTTCTAACTACAGCTCAACAAGAGCAACAAGTTAGAATGACTAACATTCAAAATGCTCAACAAAGAGCTTCACAAGAGTCTTCACAAAGACAACAAGCTGCTTTAGCTAATTTAGATGTTGGTGCTAAAATGGACCTTGCAAATCTTGAACAGCTTAATGCAGCTTCAAGAGAAAACATGTCTGCTGAACAACAAGGAAGATTAACAGAGTATCAAGCTAAAGTTAATAGAACTATGCGACAAGCAGAGCTTGAACAAGACATGGAAAAAGTTAATCTTGATGCTAGACTTAGAGTTGAATTAACTAATCTATCAGAGTTAAACGCTGCTGCTAGAGAGTCAATGTCTAATGAACAACAAATGAGATTAGCAAATCTTAATGTTCTTGTAGACTTTAAAAAGACTAATGTTAATTTAGCACAACAAATGGACTTAGCAAATATGTCTGCTGAGAATCAGATGGAACTTGCAAACTTGCAAGAAAGAGCTGCTGCAGATAGTGCAAACTTTACAGAAGCCAATAGATTTAGATTACAAGAGTTAGCAACTACTGCTTCTGTTTTATCTCAAAATGCTGAACTAAGACAAAGAGCAGAGATGGCTAAACTAGGTGCTGAAGAAAAGATAGCATTAGCAAACTTAACATCTAGAAACCAAGCAGATAGCGAAAGCATGTCTGCAGAGAATCAGATAGAGTTAGCAAATCTTAATAAACGTATGGCTGCTGCTCAAACAAATGCACAGTTAGCACAACAGTTAGGACTTGCAGAGCTTTCAAATGAGCAACAAACTGGAATGACCAATGCTCAGATTAATGCGAATCTTGATATGGCTCAGTTTAGTTTTGACCAACAGAAAGCTTTAGCTGATAGTAAGTTTATGCAAACAGCTACTCTTAGTAATTTTAATGCTGACCAACAAGCTATTATGCAAGATGCTACTAGATTAGCTTCAATGGATTTAGCAAACTTAGATGCTAGAACTAAACTATCTGCACAAAATGCACAAGCTTTTTTACAAGTAGATATGGCTAATCTTAGTAATCAACAACAAGCTAATATTTTAGAAGCTCAACAAAATCAACAAAGATTATTAAGCAATCAGTCTTTTCAAAATGCTGCAGCTCAGTTTAATGCAACATCTGAAAATCAAACTAATCAGTTTATGGCTAGTCTTAATGCACAGATGAGTCAATTTAACGTAGCTCAATTAAATAATATGGAGCAGTTTAATGTTCAGTCTGAAAATGCTGCAAATGCTAGAGATGCGAATAGAGTTGCAGATGTTAATAAATCAAATGCTGCTATATTGAATCAAGTAAATCAATTTAATGCACAATTAGATTTTAATAGACAACAGTGGAACGCTGCTAATGAACAAGCAGTAATTAATTCTAATGTTAATTGGAGAAGACAATCAAACATGGCAAACACTGCAGCACAGAATGCTGTTAATCAACAGAACGCACAGAATGCTTTTGGTTTAACTTCATCAGCTTTATCTTTTTTATGGCAAGAATTAAGAGACCAAGCAGACTATGATTTTAGGTTTGGTGAAAATGATGCTAATAGAAAGTTACAAGCTATGATAGCTGCTGCAAGTTCTGAAGGAGATGCTGCAAAAAACTGGTCAACTAATTTTACTAATGCAGCAAATACTATAGATAGAATATTTGGATAAAGATAAATAGGAGAATATACACATGGGATTTTTAAGTAAACTTTGGAAAGGAATTAAAAAAACTGTTAAGAAAATAGGTAAGGGAGTTAAAAACACTTTTAAAAAAATTGCAGGAGCTATAGGTAAACTAGGCATAGCAGGTCAGATAGGAATGATGTTTCTTATGCCTTATGCTACACAAGCTTTAGGAAGTTTCTTTGGAGCCTCTGGAAAGTTAGCTACATGGTCTACTAAGCTATTAGGTAAAGCTGGTATAGGTAGTCAGGCTCTTGGACACGGGTTAAACCTTATAAATAAAGCAGGTACTTTTGCAGGTAATGTTTATAATAGTGTTTCTCAAACTATTGGTAATGCTGTAGATAGAGTTACAAACTTTGCAAAGGGTAAAGGATTTACATTAAGCGAGGGTAGAACTTCTATATTTGCAAAGAAAACTCCAGAAAGTTTAACAGAAGTTATAGAAGCAGGTAAGCCTTTTGATGTTACTACAGCTTCTCCAGAAGACTTTACTAAAAAATTAATAGAAGGTAAAGGAGAAGTTCCCGGAGTAACAGATGTTTCAAGCATGTTAGATATTCCAGATTTAACAGGATTTGTACCAGAACAAACTATAAAAGTCGGTGGAGATTTAACAAGTTTTATAGAACAAAATTATAATGAAGCTATTACTCCTCCTAAGTTAAATCCATCACAAGTTGTAGAAGGATTGACAGACGTATCTAAATTTACAAAACCTGTAGATGCAGGATTATTATCTAAATCTAAAGATGCATCGTTTATGGATACGTTAGTAGATATACCGAGTAAAGTTGTAGAAGGTGTAAAAGATTTTGATGTTCAAAAAGCCGTTACTACTGGATTAGAAGGAGCTGTAACTGGAGGTATTAGAACAGCAGGAGGTCAAGATTTAGCTAAAGCATTAGGTTATGAAACACCTGAAGGACCTAGCAGTTATTATATTGATATACCTGAAATGATGGATGCAGGAGCTAGTAATTCTGCAGTGTATAACCAAGTAGATTTAATGACCCAACAACAAGGTAATCCTTATTTAGTAGGTAATATTCAAAACGCTAACTTTTTGAATAACTTAATAGGTGAAGGTAACTCTGCATATCAATCATTCATGGCAAACTTTTCAGCTTCGCAAAACACACCAATGCAAACAGGAATTTATGAAGCTGCCGGATATAATACTTAGGAGATATAAATGGAAGAATATAATCAAGAAGCTGTAGATGCTTTTGCTCAAGCTGGTAGACCTATACCGGGTCAATCATTAACATCTAATCCAGATGAGCCTAGACCTTTTGAAGGACCACCAGATTTTACAAACTTTAAAGAAGCTTTAGATTATACTGCTGCTGAATTATTATTAGAAGAAAACTATACTCCTATGGTGTTAGCTATGGGTGATGGTATTCCAGTCACTGATTTAGCCATGCAAATAGGTTATGTAGGTTTTAGAGAAGGTAAGTGGAATCCTGATTTAATGATGATGTTAATGGAACCTCTAATATATGTATTAATGTCATTAGCAGAAAAAGCAGGTATAAGTTATAGAATAGACAGTGACGATGATGAAGATGAAGATGATAATTTATTTGAAGAAAAAGCAAAAAACATAGCAGAAACTATAAAAGAAAAAACAGATAAAGGTCAAATTCCTAGTGGTGTTTTACCTTCTGATGTAGTTTCACAAATAGAATCTTTAGATATACCACAAGAAAGTTTATTATCAAAAACTGAAGAACCTATGGTTGAAGAACAAGAAACTCAACCTCAACAAAGTTTATTAGGACAAGGACAGTAAAATGGCAAGATATGATTATGAAGGAACTCAGCAATATGCAGAACAAAAATTTGCTGAAGCTAGACAATATAATGAAGAACAAGCTAAAAAGCAAGAAAAATTTGCTAAAAGACTTCTTGCTTTTGACACTGTTGTTAAAGGTGCTAATGCTTTAATTAATCAAAGAGCTAATGAATTAGATGCAAAGCAATTGCCTCAAAAAGCAGCTTATCAAAATTTAATTAATAGAAGTCAAAGTTTTAGAACTACTGAAGCTGAAAGAGTTAAATCAGGTTTAAGTGTTGAAGATTATTTAGAAAATAAATATTATACTCAACTTAAAACTGAAGCAGAAACAGATTTTAGTTATTTAAGTCCTATGCAATATAGTACAGCTTTGAGAGAAGAAGCTTCAAGACTAGCAAAAGCTAATTTAACTTCGTATAATAATTTAATTGAAACTACAAAAAATATACCAACCTTTGAAGACTTTACAGAATACTATGAAGAACAAGCAGATATTCCTAGAAACTTAGCATCTTGGATAGGTTCTAAAGCTAAAGGTTTTGTAAGAAAAGAAACCGAAGAAACTTTAAAATTAAAAAATGAAAGAGCTAATGATGCACTCTATGGTACTGCTATGTTTAATAAGTTTGGTGAGTTGTCTACAGATTTAAGAGCATACGATACTGTAACTAATCAAGGAATAGATGCTGCTAAAATTATTAATAGATTAAACTTAACTACTGGTAGATTAGTTCCTAATATGGAACAAAAAGAAACTGTAACAGAAATAGATAAAATAAAAGGTGTAACCACAGAAAAAGTTATTGTTTCTTTAGCTACTATGACTCCAGATGGAAACGTAGAATATAGAAAAGAAAACAAACATGTTATTGCAGAAGTTACAAGTCGTACAGGAGAAGACAGAGTAAAATTAACAGAATTACAAAATCTTTACAAGCTTGTTAAACCTGAAGAGCAAAATAATATTCAATCTATTTTACAAAGTAAAGATGGTGGATTGCCTACATATGAACAATATGAAAAAGCACGTGAATATTTAACTAAAAATCCCGATGCTTATGCTATTGACTGGTCAGATGAAAAAGCTAAAACAGATTCTTTTCCTGATTGGTATTCTATCCAAATTAAATATGTAAAAGACCCTACTACTGGAAAACGTATAGCCCAAGAAACTGAAGTAGGTAGTGGTATTTATGAAATAAAAGAAGACTTTAGAAAAGTAGCTGAAGAATTAGAGTTAGATGAACGTAATATGTTAGATAAGTATAATAAGTTGGGAATTGAAGCAGCTCCTACAATGTCTTCTTTAGACATGGATAAAAAAGATAAAAAAGATTTGATAACTTTAATTAAAGACCCAGTAAGTAAAAAAGCTTATGAAGAAGCATTAGAAAATACAGAATCTGATTTATATGCTTTGTTAGACCAGAAAAAAATAGCAGAGTCAAAATCAGATATAGTTTTGTTAGGAACTGAAGATTTAGAAATAGCTTTTCCTAATTTAGGTCTTACTGGAAAAAGACAATTATTTTGGGATAGAATAAATAATAAATTTTTATTTTAGGAGTTTAAACTCGTGACAATACCTTTTTCATATATAGATGATAGAACTGAATCAATTAGAAAAAATCTAAATCCTTTATATAAAGTAAGTAAAAAAGAAGCTATAGAATATGCAGTTGGTATGGGAGCTTCTGATTCTGCTCGTGGGATAGCACAACTCTTTGGTAAAGCTGGTGAGTTTTTTGGATGGGATGGGTTAACAAATCGTCTTAAAGAAAAAGATGAAAAGCTAAGAGCTATTTTAGAACATCCTGAATATGGAACTGCAGCAAATGCAGCTTTTTTAAGTTCTGCTATTGTAGCAGACCCTTTAAGTTATGCTCCTATTGTAGGATGGATATCTAAAGGTAAAAAAGCTAAAAACTTAAAAGACCTTGCAATTTATGGAGGAGCTGGTGGGGCTGCTGTATCTTCTATAGGTTACACTCCAGAAGATAGAAAAGGCTTGATAGTTGATGAAGATGCTAATTTATTTGAAAGACGTTTAGAAAATGCAGCAATTGGAGGAACTGCTGGTGCTGTTATAGGTAGTGCAGGTGGAGCAGTTGTTGATTTAATTCAAAAAGCTAGAGGTAAAGGCAGTATCTTTCAAGGTGTTGATGAAATAGAACCTAAGAAATTTGACGATGATATTGTAGATGAAGATGAATTAGTAAAACCTATAACTAAAGGTTCTATAGTACGTGCTAGTGATAGAAAAAATATTGGTACTGTTATAGATTTAGATGAAGAAAAAGGAATAGCTACAGTACGCTTTGTTAATAAAGAGACAGGAAATACAGCTACTAAAAGATTTACTCTAGATGATTTACAACCTCCAAAACCGGGACAACAACGTAAAAGTAAAGTAACTCTTGAAGAAGAAGTTGCAGAAAAACCTAAAGATATTATTTTTGTTATTGATAGAAAAACAAATAAAGGTAATCCAATTTATAAAACTACTAATCCTAGTAATAAAACTACTTATAGTATACAAAAAGCAGTTGATGAACAAGGTAATATAATTCCTAAACAATGGGAAGTTACAACTGTACCTTTTTTAAGAGGAAGAAAAAAAGGTGAAAGTATTTCTGATTTTAATAGAAGAAAAAAACAATTAACCGAAATAAATTTATTTGGTAGTCTTCAAGATTCTCAAAAATTTGTTAGAAATAAAATAAAACCAGATGAATCAGTAATTGTACCTAATCAAAATGCTTTTGGTAAAAATGTAGCAGATGAATTAGACAAACCTGTTGACCAAAAATATACTTTAAAAAATCCAGTATTAAAAGTCTATCAAGACATGGTAGGGACTCCTTTAAAAAATCTTATGTTTAATAATCCGGGTGAAAGTTTTTCGGCTGTAGCTGGTTATGGTATAGGTTTTAATGCAATAGATGACCCAGATGCTACCTATGCACAAAAAGTAGCAGCAGGAATTACAGGAGCTGCTATAGGTGCTGGTGGAGTTAATAGAATTAAAAATATTAAAGTTGGTGACGAATACATAGGTGAAATTTTTGGTAGGAAATTAATAAGTGATTATGGTTTAAAACCTGAATATTTAAAATTAAAACAATCTTATAGAACTAATAGAAATGAAATAGGTATACAGTTTGCTGAAATAGCTGAAAAAGCTGCAAAAGAATTAAGCCCAGAACAAAATAAATTATTATATGGTTTATTAAATGGAGACATAGCTTCTATAGAAAAATTATCTCCTGAAGCTTTAGCATTAAATGCAGAAACAAGAGCAATATTAATTAAATATGGACAAGAATTAGTAGATAGAGGTTTATTAAGTGAAAAAGTATTTAAGAAAAATATAGATACTTATATTAAAAGAACTTATTTAAAACCTAAAAAGTCTGATAATAAAATAATATATGAAAATAGTAAAGACATAAGAATTATAGGAGAAGAGTTAAGACCAAGAGGTAAAATTGAAACTACAACTATCAAAGCTTTTAACAATCCTAAAAACAATTGGAAGAAAGAAGGTTGGGAAATTTTAGAAGAATTAAAAGGTGGTAAAGTTAAAGTAAGAAGACAGTATACAAAACAAGAAAGAAAAGATTTGGAAGAAGTTGAAAATGCTTCATATGCTATAACAGAAACAGGAAGATTATTTGCAAACGATATAGCTAGTGCTAGATTTTTTGATGACCTAGCTGATAATAAAAAGTTCGTGTTAGATGAAGCAGACTGGAAAATTTTAACTCCAAGTGAACAAGCACGTTTTGAAATTATGCCTAGTAGTAAAGTTCAAGGTACTAAAAAATTAAAGTATGGTGAACTAAGTGGTAAGTATGTAAATAAAGATGTTCTTAGAGATATAAAACATACTTATGGTTTTAGTACTGTTGATAAAGCTAGAAATACTATGTATTTAAAAGGTCTTGATAGATTACAAACAATTTGGAAAAAAACTAAAACAGCTTGGAGTCCTTCAACTCACGTAGGTAACACAGCTTCTAACGTAATGTTACTAGATTTTGCTGATACAGATTTTAAATATGTTATCAAAGGAATCAAAGAAATGTCAGACCCTAAATCTGCATTACATAGACAAGCAAAAATAGATGGTATATTTGATGTTGATTTAATAAGTAAAGAGTTAAAAGAAGCAGCAACTGAAATAGAAAGAAGTTTATTAAAAATTCAAAATGAACAAAGTTTTGGTTTAGGAATTTTGGGTGAAACAGGTGATGCTATTAAGTATGGTGCTAAATGGACTCCTGAAAAAATGGAAAGATTTTATCAACTTCAAGACCAGATATTTAGAATGGGTGTTTATATGGACAGACTTGATAAAGGTTTTTCAAGGTCTGACTCAGCCTTAGAAGCACGTAAATGGTTTATCGATTACGATATTAATGCTCCTTTTATACAAGGATTAAAAAGAACTGCGGTACCTTTTATAAGTTATACCTATAGAGTAATACCTTTATTAGCTGAAGCAGCAGCTCTCAGACCTCATAAGTTTGCTAAGTGGGCTGCATTAGGTTATGGTATGAACGAAGGTTTTACATATTTAGCTGATGATAAATATGGAGAAGATATAGATAGGTTGACAGTTAGAGATGCGTATAATAAAAAATTATTTGGTGGTGTTCCTATTGTTGGAGATGCTATGCCTTACACAAATATTAGACTTCCAGTAGATGATAAAAATGGTAATGCTTTATATTTTGATGCAAGTCGTTGGATTCCGGGTGGTGATATTTTTGAAGGTAGAGAAAGTCCTGTAGGTTTTCAGGGGCTACCAGCTAGTTTACAGCCCGGTGGTTTATATGTAGATTTAATATCTAATGTATTTTTTAAAGTAGACCCTTTTACAGGACAAAACTTAGAAGATATGGGAGTTGATACAGAAAGCACTGGAGCAATATTAAAGCATTACGGTAAAGGTCAGATACCTAATATACCCGGATTGCCTGAAACTTTTGCTACTAAAAAAATACAAAAAGCTAGAAGAATTGAAGCAGGTGAAGAGGCAGGTGAATTGATACCCGGTTCTCAATATGTAACTAAAGATACTCCTTTCTTAGCATTGGCTTATGGTTTTGGTTTTAGAGTAAGACCACAAGATGCAAGAATTAATAAGAAAGTAAGAGAATCAAGTTATTTAAGAGAACGAAGCAATATACAAAAGAAAAGAAAACAAGCAGGAAAAGATTTTAGTAGGGGTAAAATAACTGCAAAACAAAAAGATAAAAGAACAGTAGAACTTCAAGCTGAACTTATAACTTTAAATGCTGAATACGAATTATACATAGCAAAACTTCAAGAGCTTGAAGACAAGTTAAGTGCTGAAGGTTTAAAAAGATTTGAACAAAGAAAAAGAAAAGTTGAAGGCGGAATAGTAAAAGGTGATAACGTACCCTACACAAAAGAAAACCCAGCAGATAGAATTGACCCTTTTACAGGACAACCTTACTCAGCACAAATGGAGGAATTAGGATTAGATGTTTTTCAAGAAAAATAATAAATTAGATATAGAACTTTGCAAAGCTGAAATAAAGAGACACGAAGGTGAAGTGTTAGAAATTTATATGGATAGTCTAGGCTATAAAACTTTAGGAGTTGGACACCTGTGTCAACCTAACGACCCGGAATATGATTGGGAAGTTGGCACACCTGTTACTCAAGAAGTTGTAGACATGTACTATGAGGATGACTTTGAAAAGCACTATAAGGAAACCATACATGTCTTTGGAAGCGAGGAAGACTTTGAAAAGCTACCAGAAGTTATACAGAGAGTGTTAGTCAACATGTGTTTTAATCTAGGTGGTACAAGACTTTCAAAGTTTCGTAACATGTTAAAAGCTTGTAGAGAACATAACTGGAAAGAGATGTCTGTACAAATGCAAGACAGTCGTTGGTATGGACAAGTTGGTAGACGTAGTAAAGAATTACAAGAAATGGTATTAGGAGCCTGAAATGAAAGGATTATTAAAAAACATAGTTGGAGCTGTTGCACCTACATTAGGAACTGCCTTGGGTGGACCGATGGGAGGCATGGCAGCTAACATGATATCAGAAGTGTTAGGTGTTCCTAATACTCCAAAAGCTATAGAGAAAGGAATAGCAGAAGCTACACCTGAACAAATGTTAGAACTTAAAAAAGCTGAACAAGCTTTTGAAGTACAGATGAAAGAGCTTGAAGTAGATGTGTTTAAATTAGAAACACAAGATGGACAAGACGCTAGAAATAAGTTCAGTAAAGACTGGACAGCCCGTATTATGGGTATAGCTGTTGTAGGTGGATTCATGGGATACATATTCCTTGTCACTCTACAACCACCAGAGCAGAACTCTGAAGCCCTTATAAACCTTGTACTTGGATACCTTGGTGGTTTAGCAAGTGCTGTAATATCATTTTACTTTGGAGCTTCTAACACTTCTAAAGACTAATGGATGTAGTTCAAGTTATACAAGAGTTAGGTTTTCCTATAGCTGCTGCTGTAGGTTTAGGTATGTTTGTTTGGAAATTAATCAACAGAATTATTGATGGTATGGAAACAAAACTAGATACTCTTGATGATAAACTAAATGGTTCGTTAGCTAACTTAGAAGATAGGTTAGGTACTAAGTTAGATTCACAACATGGCATACTTGTTGCATTAATAGATAGAGTAAGAAGCTTAGATAATGAAATCATAAGACAAGATACTATGATTAAAACTATACTAGGTGTGCCACAATTAATTAACAGTGATAAGATAGCAAAAGCAGACAGAGATGACCAACGAAAAGATTGATAAGAAAATATTACAAGTAGTTAATCTTTCTCCAAGTGAATCTTGGATAGAAAGAATTGTAGATATACATCCGATGAAACAAATTACTGTAGCTTCTATTGTACAAGTAGCAGTATTTGGACTTATGTTATTTGCATTTTGGATAAACGATAAAGCATTATGAAATTAAAACCGACATTTAAAAGTGAAAAAGCTTCAAGGAACTGCAAGTGGTGTATGTTCTTTTGGTCTATGTTAATTATGTTCTGGTCTGTAGGAAGTATTGCAGATGAAGTAGTATTTAAGTTTAAAAGTCCTAGCTTTAATGGTGTTGGTACATCATCACATTATCTTACAATCCAGAATCAAGAGTTTAATCGTAAAGAAGCATTAAAGGCAGAAATAAAAGCACTTCAAGACCAGATAAAAAGAGACAAAGAGAATACAACTCTAGCAAGGTTTATAAGAAACTTAGAGTCTAGAATATATGCACAATTATCTAGACAGTTAGTAGAAAATTTATTTGGAGAGACTGCTAGTGATAGTGGTATATTAGAATTAGAAGGTAACACAATAGAATATAGTGTTGTCGATGGAATAATAACTTTAAACATAACGGACAGTGATGGAAATACAACGACTATTTCTTTGCCTATCGGTAGTTTTACTTTCTAGTTGTGCTGTTTTAAATCAGAATAAAGACTTAACATTAACACAAGATATTAAGCCTAGTTCTATATTAGATTTACAGTCAGAAGAATTAAAAAACTTACCACGAGCAAAAGTAAAACCTACTATAGCTATATACCCCGATAGCTTTAGAGACTTAACAGGACAACGTAGAAGTAATAGTTCGTTTGCTTTGTTTAGTACAGCTATTACACAAGCTCCTGAAGCATTTCTTATAAGAGCTTTTAAACATGCTGCAGGTGGTAAATTTTTCAGAGTTGTAGAACGTGTAGGTTTAGATGACTTAACAAAAGAAAGACAATTAATTAGAGCTACACGTAAAGAGTTTAAAGAAGATAATAAGATGCAACCACTGCTATTTGCAGGGTTATTAGTTCAGGGAGGAGTTGTTAGTTATGAAGCTAACCTCAAATCTGGAGGTGCTGGTGCTAGATACTTAGGAATAGGTAATAGTAAACAGTATAGAGAAGATACAGTTACTATATCATTACGATTAGTTTCTGTGTCAACTGGAGAAGTGCTTACCGAAACATTAGTTTCTAAAAGTATTATATCCACAAGTATTTCTCAGGATGTATTTCGTTTTATAGAAGCCGGTACTGAACTGGTAGAAATAGAAGGAGGAGTTGCTGAGAATGAAAGTGTTTCTATAGCTTTACAAAAAGCAATAGAGACTGGAGTATTAAATATAATAAATATTGGAATAGAGAGAGGCTATTGGGAATATGAAAACATTAAAATTAATGAGCCTAGTTGTGATGATGAGTGCATCACTGCTATACGGGGCTGACAACGAAATATATGTTGACCAATCTGGTGCTACAGCAAATATTGATTTAGAACAACTTGGAAACTCTAATATTATTGGTGGTCTAAACTCTGTTGCTGGTACATTAACAGCATTAGACTTAGACGGTTTGAATCTTACATTAGATATAAATCAAATCGGTAATACCAATAAATTCTTAGGCGATATACTTGGAGATAACATTACAGGTTTTTTTGAGTTTGACGGAGATAGTAATACATTTACTATTCAAGGAGACCCAACTGATACTTATGGGATAGATGGTTCTGATTACAATGTTGATGTAACTGGAAGTTCTAACACATTTACATTAGACACAGGTACATCTGCACTTGCAGGTACGGTTGACTTAGACTGGATTATCAATGGTGATAGTAACACCTTTGATTTTGATATTAACTATGATGGAGCTACTAACTACGTAGATGTAGATGGTGATAGCAACACAGTAAACTTTACAGGAAGCGGATATGCAGACGGATACTTCTACCTTGACCACACAGGTGACAGCAGAACATTTAACATTATCCAATCTTCAACATTGGTTTCAGACTGGTTGCAAATCAATTCTAACGGTAACAATGGTACTGTTTGTATTGTTCAAAATGATGGTGGTACAACTACAAGCTGCTAATATTGGAAACATAACAGAATTAAAAGGCAGTGGTAGAATTGTAAGAGATTTAACTTTTCAAGCTGCATTAGACCTAGACATAAACAGTTACGATAATGTCCAAACTTCTAACGGGAGATTGGGCATTACTTTTTTAGATGACAGTCAAGTTAGATTGACAGAGCATTCTGAATTAATTATAGATGAATTTATCTATGACCCAGACCCTTCTAAATCTAAGATGGCACTTCAGTTTGCTAGTGGTACTGCAAGATTTATCACCGGTAAGTTAGCTACAATAGATAAAGAAAATATAACTATTAATACTCCAAGTGCTACGATAGGTATTCGTGGTACAGACTTTACTGTAACTGTAGATGAGTTAGGTAGAAGTTTAGTTATATTATTACCAGACGATGACGGTCTTCCAAGTGGAGAAATAGTTGTCGCAACAGCTATGGGACAGGTAGTTCTTAACAAGCCTTACCAAGCTACTACAGTTTCTATGTTTGAAACTAAACCAACAAACCCTGTTATTCTTAACTTGACCTTAGAGTTAATTGATAACATGTTAATAGTAAATAAACCACAGGAAATACAAGAGGATGAAAGAGAAGATGGAGGGAGCAACACTAGTATTCTTGATGTTGATTTCCTTGAGTTTGATGATTTAGAAATAGATTATCTTGCAGAAGATGAGTTAGAGTTTACAGAGTTAGACATTAATTATCTTGATGTAAATTTTCTTGAAGACCTTTTAAACATCATAGAAGATGTTAATGAGTTAGACCAAACTGAAACACTTTTAAAAGCTGATATAGATTTAAAAGGTACTCAAGTTGGATACGATTCTAATACTCAGATAAATACTTTTATGACTGATAACTTAATAACATTTTATAAAACTTTAGAAGATACAGTTCGTTTAGATTTAGATAAACAAAATGCTTATACTATTATTTTAATACAAGATGGTAAGAGTACACAGATAGTTGTCAACGGTGGCGGTAACTCTACTATAAAAATTACACAGGGTAACTAACATGAAGTGGGCAATTACCTTATTAACTCTATTAACTTTGCCTCTCCTCTTCAATAGTGTACCATTAGAAGTACTAAGACTCAAAACATTTGATGCTCTTGTCACAACTCCAGAACCTACCGGATACTTTACAATCCTCAATATTGACGAACAATTCCTAGATGAACAAGGTGGATATCCCCTGCCTAGAGAAACACTTGCAAAGATTCATAACGATATAATAAACAAAGGTGCATTAGGTGTAGGATGGGTTATGTTATTTCCACATCCAGATAGAATGGGTGGAGATGATGAGTTTTCTAAAGCCTTACAAAGTTCTCCAAG